GCTAAGATCGCGGCGACAGTCTCATCTTCCGAAGGAGCACAGACTCGCACCCCGCGTTCAGCGGCCGAGGACTATGTGATCCAGAAGAAGAACGCAATACGCCAGAGGCTGGGCCAGCCGCTCATCGAGGAGTAGCTGCACCCCCTCCCTCTAGCGAGACAACCAACATCAGAACTACGTCTCGGCTAGAGAGGAGTACGCGGCTTGTCCACCATCACAAAGAACGTCGCGGGCGCTGGCTCCATCGTTGTCGGCGCGGCCGTGCCCGAGATCATTCCCGACTCGCTCGTGATCGACATGCGGGAAGAGATCTCGATGACCGACGAGGACGAGTCCCAGTTCACGACCTTCCTGCAGAAGGCCAAGCACGCAACGGCCACGCGCGAGAAGATCAACTGGCGCGAGAAGGACTACTTCCCGCGTCTCGCCACCGTCGGCGCGACCTACACGAACGTCGCAACGACCATCGTCGTGACCGCCGGTCAGGGCGTTCGCTTCCGCAAGGGCGACGTGCTACGGAACATGGCGGGAGGGGACGCCTTCTACGTCTCCGCTGTCGCGACCGACACGCTGACGGTCACGCACATCGGCGTCAAGGCGCAGCAGGCGGGCGCGGTCGGCGACACGCTGCTGATCACGTCCAACGCCTCCGAGCAGGGAGCGGACTTCCCCGACACCCAGTATCTCTCCCCGACGCTCGGCTACAACTACACGCAGATCTTCCGGCACGGCTGCATCTTCAGCCGCACGGCGCGTGCAGTGGACTACTACGGGCGCGGCGAGCCTGACCAGGAAGAGGCGCTGAAGGGCGTCGAGCATAAGCGCGCCATCGAGTACTCGGCCTTCTGGGGCGCTCGCGGCTCGATCACGGCTCCGACTTCGACCGGAGATCCCATCGGCTTCGCCGGGGGCCTGGTCGAGTTCATCACGACCAACAAGCAGGACATGACGGCCAGCTTCACGGTGGACGACATGGACAACTTCTTCCGCCTGGCGCTGCAGCATGCCTCGCGGAATGTGGTCATGTTCGCCTCGCCGGTCGCTGCTCAGAAGATGTCCAAGTTCAACCGTGGCGGTCAGGGCACGGCCTGGAAGGCCGAGCCGACGAACGTCGCGGGTCTGAAGGTGGACGCCTTCCTGTCCGGCGTCTACGGCTACCAAGTCCCCATCGTGGTCAAGAAGGACTGGAACGACTTCCCGACCACGCTCAAGCAGTACGGCGGCTGGGTCTTCGCGGTGGACTTGAACCGCATCGAGTACAAGACTCTGTCCGGCGGTTCCACCTCGCTGCTGGAGAATCGCCAGCATCCCGGCGCAGACAAGAAGGCCTCAGAGTGGCTGACCGAATGCACCTGGGAGATCCGCAACGAGGCGTCCCACGGCTACATGTTCGGGATCGTCTAGCGGTCGGCTGTCGGTCTACACGTCTGGTGGGCGGTGCGCGTTTGGCCGAGCGAGTGTCGCCCACCGGAAGTCAAAGGAGGCCAGTTGAGGTTCGTCTCGCACAGTCCCAAGATGAGGGTCAGCGTCGTCCCGAAGAAGTCGCACTTCTCCAACTTCGGCGACGAGATCGTTGACCAGGAGGGGTATGTCGCCCAGTTCAACGCGGGCGATGTGACCGAAGCTGACCTCCACTTCGCCGAGAAGATGTTCACGAACGAGTTCGGCCAGATCCACGGTCAAACCCTGCTCGGCGACGAGGTGACGCCGACTCCGTTCCTGGAGCGCGTCTCGGTCTTCGATACCGAGGAGGTGGCAGTACGCGAGCAGTGGGACGCGCGCACGGTCACCGACGTGTACGGGAACGTCGTTCCCTTCAAGCAGTACGTCGAGGAGTACCTCACCGCGCAGGCCGTCAACCACCCGGACTTCCGCCTGGTGGTGGAGCTTCCGGCGCAGCCGCCCTGGCCGAGGTACATGGACTACAGAGGTTCGTTGGATCAACTGGTCGAGCGCCTGGTCGAGGACGGCTACGACCTGCTGGAGGTGATCCGCTTTGAGGAGCAGGCCGGACATCGCCAGGCGGTGATCGACAAGCTGCGCGAGGTGCTGCGCGAGCAACAGGCCGAGATCGCCGAGGCCGTGCAGGTCCCGGCGTGAGGATCGGTCGGGACGGCTCGCGCGACAGGCTGATCCTGCGAACGGAGGAGGGCATCTACTTCTCGCTGCTCCTCTTCGGCACGCACCGAGTCTGGTTCGCGTTTGGTCCCCGTTACATCAACCGGGCGGGGATCTCGTGAGCGAACGCTGGTCGAAGCCAGCGACGATCTACGACGCCGTCGAGGGCGACACCATCGTCCAGATGCCTTCGGGCGAGTGGATGATCCAGGCGAACGTCTCCGTGGACGACGAGACGATCCGGCGGATGTGCGAGGGCTACATCTGCATGAACTGCCTGGAGCCGCAGGAGACGCCCTTCCCTGAGGTCTGCACCGCGCTGAAGCTGCCCGACGGGACGGTGGTCGGCTGCTACTACAAGATGCGCGAGCGCCAGCTTCGCGACCTGCACATGAAGTACGGCTCGCTGGAGGAGGTCTGGGTCGGCTCGCGGGTCAACAAGGCGGACGAGATCGCGCGCATGGACGAGCATTACGAGTACGAGCGGCGCACGGGGATCGTCCTGCCGGACTCGGTCAAGTTCCCGAACGAGACAATCGAGACGGCCCGGCGTGGCTCCTGACCCGTACACGCCGATAGGTGCCGTCCAGCCTGACCCACTGACCGCGTTCACCGCCCAGCTTCCCGACAACCTGACCGGGCAGCGGACGTACCTGGAGGTGAAGCAGGGCTGGGCGAGCTACGCGCTCGTCAAGGCGAGCTTCGTGGACTACAACCACTTGCTCTGGGGAGGCCTGTTGCGACCGGCTCCGCTCGACAGCCTGGGCACTGCGTTGCAACCGGCCTCGCCGGACAATCTGCTGGTGGCGGCGTGATCGCCGACAAGCTGACCGTGCAGGCGTTGCTCGGCAGGCTCTGGGACGAGGGGATCCCGGCCACGTTCGTCCTGGAGCGAGGCGAGGTGGACGTGATGCTGCGGCCGAACAACAAGTTGACCGGGATCATGCGCCTGCTCGCCGAAGAGGAGCTTGAGTTGTCCTACAACGGCAGCGAAGTACATGTCTACGACCGGCCGAAGGAGATCGGAGAGTGAACCGGGGCCAGTTGACGTTGCGCGTCTCGCGCCTGCTCGGGGTTGCGCTTGGCACGGACGACGACGCGGTCGATGAGGCTGCGTTGCTGAACGAGCTTGCCAACGAGGGCGTACTGGACGTCCTCGGTCGCACGCGCGTCCACGTCCGAGACGGCTACGTCACTACGCCTGCGGGCGCGACCGAGTTCGACATCGATGACTCGATCTTGCGAATGGTCGGGATCAAGCTGAACGGCAACGTGCTGATCGAGGGCGAGAAAGACAACATGCTCTCCGATCAGTTCGCCTTCGTCGGCTACAGCCGGATCGTCCTCGGTGCGCCCACCTCGTCCGGTGACGTGATCCAGTTCTGGTACACGCCGAAGCCGTCACCGCTGGCGACCGATACGGACGATCCCTCCACTCAACAGTTCGGTCGCATCCCGGCCGTCTTCCACAAGGCGCTCGTGGACTACATGTGCTGGTGGGCTGCGGACAAGCTCGGCGATCAGGGGGCTGGCCGGGGCGAGAAGTACCGCGTCATGTACGAGGGGCAGAACGGCCTCGGAGACGCTGGCTCCGACCTGGGTCGGATCAGGCTGGCGATCAATGCGCGCGGCGGCAACATGCTGGTGCGCCGTCGGCGTGAGCGCCTGGTCAGCGACCGCGACCCCGCCTACTGGACGGGCTGAGATGGCCGATCTCTCCCCGCTGCTGCGCGAGATCCGGGGCGTGTACTCAGACCGTGCCCGTGACCGCCTGCCGGACGGCTCGGTCTGGGAGATGATCGACTGGGTGCCCGACCTGATGCAGGCGGGCGCTCGGATCCGGGGAGCCTGGCTGTACAAGTCAACGGTGCTGCCCAGCCCGCCGGACGGGCTGCTCTACGCGCCCTTCATCGCCGGGCCGAAGCTGTTCGTGATCAGCGGCAGCTACGCGCACGACATCCCGCTCTCCGGGGCGATAGGCGCGACCCAGTTCAGCGCCGCGATCCCGCCGACCAGGCAGAACCCGATCTTCCACCGCAACCGGGTGGTTGTCCCGGCGGCGGACGGGGTGACCAATTGCACGATCATCACCTGGGACGGCATCAACCCGCCCGTTCCAGCTACCGGGCCGGGAGGTGCGATTAACTCTGCCACCGGCCGTTACGCGACCGTCTGGAAGGACAGGACAGTCCTCGCCAACTCCAACACCCAGCCTTCGATTGTCCGCTACTCCCAGATCGGCGATCCGACCATCGCCTTCGATGACCTGTCGAAGGTCAACACCAGCTACGCGGTCACCGGCCTGGCGGCGCAGCGGGCACAGGTTCTCTGCTTCCACGACTCCTCGGTCGAGCGTCTGCGCGGCACCACCCCGCCCGACTCGACCCTGACCGACAAGACCGGCGACCTGACCCTGGACGTTCTCTGGGACAGGGCAGGCTGCTACGACGCGCGCTCGATTGCCTACTGGCAGGACAATGTCCTCTTCGCCGACGCGCGCGGGATCCAGTTGACCGACGGCTCGGTTGTCCGCAACGTCACCGTGCAGGGCGGCGTGATCAACCTTTGGCATCAGGTCTTCAACCGGGGCGGCAAGCCGGACACGGTGGCCGGTGGCGTCTACCGCGACTACTACCTCTGCACGCTCCGCAAGGCGGGCTACCCGCCCTACACCTTCGTGGTCGATATTCCGAACCGCAAGGTCTTCACCATCGGCAACGTCGATTCGGCCTGCTACGCCTTCTCAGTCGCAACCGTCGAACAACTCTTCGGCACCAACCAGCAGACGAAGCAGGTCACCGATCTGACGCCGGTCTTCGATCCCGACGCGAGCAAGCTGCAGATCGATGACAACGGCACGGCCGTGCTGCCGACGATCTCCACCGGCTGGGACAGGCTGACCCGTAAGCCTGGCTTCAAGCGCGTGATCGAGGCGCACGTCTCCTACACGGCCGACCGCGACGACAACCAGGAGGTCTTGCAGACCTACTACATCAACTCGCCCATCGGAGCCGACAAGGCGTTGGGGCAGCTTCGCCCTTCCAAGAGCTACATCCGTAGGCCGGTACCGATCCGCCGTCGGATGGAGGGGCTGGGGATGAAGATCACGCAGACGCTGCCGACTAAGGACACGCGCCTGTTCGACATCTCGGTGCGGACGTACCCGGAGGAGCCGAGCCGCACATGAGCAGCAACGGCAGAGGACGTGCCTTCTCGGGTGAGTACGGGAACACCAGCTACGAGGCCTCGTCTCCGACGCCGCTCACCGACGAGGAGCGGCACGTCCTGCAGCGCACCTTCTCCGATTACATGGAAGTGCCGGGCGAATGGAAGACGGCGCTTCGCAACGACCTGGAGGCCGACCCACCGATCCTCGGCAAATCTGCGCTCGGGGGGCAGACCGGCCCAGCAGGCCCGCCGGGGCCGACCGGGGCACAGGGGCCACCGGGGCCACCGGGGCCACCCGGCGTCGAGAACGCCGTCTACACGGGCACCTGGCGCTGGACGACCAGTCTTGCGAGTGCTGCAAACAGCGGCGATGTTGGTATCAACGCCACC